GGGCGAACGCCAGCGGCTCTCCATCGCCCGCGCCATGATGAAGGATGCCCCAATTGTTATTCTGGACGAGGCCACCGCCAATGTCGATCCGGAGAACGAAAAAGAACTGATGGAAGCAGTCGGAACGCTGACACAGGAGAAAACCGTCATCATGATTGCCCATCGGTTGAAAACCGTCCGTCACGCGGATCAGATCCTTGTGGTGGACAAGGGAAAAATCGTTCAGCGCGGCATACACGATGAACTGATAAAGCAGGACGGCATCTACCACCACTTTATCAGTGGGCGTGAAAAAGCCGTCGGCTGGAAGCTGTAAAACAAGTATTGCCCTCTGCGGATTCATTTCCGTGGAGGGCGTTATTTTTTGACCTTTTGAACCCTGACAAACAGGACTTTTTTCTGGGTATAGCGAGAATTGCTGTTCTCAGAGAGGAGTTGTGCCCATGACGAATGAAGAACGAACGCAGATTGCTGCGTTGCAGCGCCAAGGCTACGGATATAAGAAAATAGCGACTATAACAGGATTACCACAGAACACCGTAAAGTCCTACTGTTCCAGACACCCCGTGCAGAAAAATGACTTTTTCGAGTTAGACGGTTTGTGCCGGAACTGCAAAAAGCCGCTTGAGCAGACACCTCATAAGCGGCAAAAGAAGTTCTGCTCGGATTTTTGCCGAATGGCGTGGTGGAACAATCATCCCGAACTGGTGCAGCGCAAAGCGTACTACACACTCACTTGCCGACATTGCGGGAAGCAGTTTGAAAGCTATGGCAACAGCCATCGGGTGTTCTGCTCCCGTGACTGCTATTTGAAATTCCGCAGGAAGGAGGCCGACCATGAGTGATTACGATAAGCGTCTGTTTGCCTACCAGATGGCGATGGCACTCGCCCGGAGTATGCGTTCCAAGGGGCTGATATCAGCCAAAGAGTACGCTAAGATCGATACAATTATAGCCGAGAAATACGGCATATCTTCGTGTAGTATATTCCGCTGAAATTGCTGGATATATCGTGTTTTTAGAGGTAATATGTCACACACCAAAGGGAGGTGAACCACATGGAGAGAGTTGTAGAAAGGGTCGATGCCCTAATACCCGCACAGCCGAAAGCTTTGCGTGTTTGCGCTTATGCCCGTGTTTCCACAGGAAAGGATGCCATGCTGCATTCGCTGTCCGCTCAAGTCAGTTATTACAGTAAAATGATTCAGAGCCACAACGGGTGGATGTACTGCGGCGTTTACAGCGATGAGGCTGTGACCGGCACAAAAAGAGAACGAGCCGGGTTTCAGCACATGATTGAGGAGTGCCGCCAAGGGAACATCGATCTTGTTATTACGAAGAGCATATCCCGTTTCGCCAGAAATACGGTGACGCTTCTTCAGACTGTCCGAGAGCTGAAAAACCTGGGCGTAGATGTGTTCTTTGAAGAGCAACACATCCACACCATGAGTGCGGACGGTGAGCTGATGATGACCATCCTGGCGTCCTATGCACAGGAAGAGAGTTTGTCAGCCAGTGAAAATCAGAAATGGCGTGTCCGAAAAGCCTTTGAAAACGGAGAAATCATCAACCTCCGCTTTTTGTTCGGCTATGACATCACACCGGACGGCATTCAGGTGAATGAGAAGGACGCTGCCATCGTCCGAGAGATATTCGAACGGTTCAACGGTGGCGAGAGCATGAGTTCCATCTGTCGTGACCTTGATGCCAGAGGACATAAAGGTGTTCTCGGCGGCACATGGTGTGCGGAGCGGATGCGGAATACCTTATCCAATGAAAAGTACCTCGGCAATGCGCTCCTGCAAAAGCGATACCGCAACAATCATATTGAAAAGAAGCTGTTGCCGAACCGAGGAGAGCTTCCGATGTACTATGCCGAGGGAACGCATGAGCCAATCATCGACCAGGCAACATTTGATAAGGCACAGGAGCGGCTCAGAATGCTGGCGCAGCAGACTGCCAACCGCAAGAAACCGACTCGTTCAGCTTTTTCGGGGCTGATTCACTGCGGACTGTGCGGCAACACATATAAGCGCGTCACTTACCGCAAAAAGCATTACTGGAATTGCACTACATTCCAAACCAAAGGTAAATCTGAATGTGCCGCTAAGCGGATTCCAGAAGAAACGCTCGAAGTCCTCACCTGCGAGGTGCTGGGAGAGGGCAGCATCGACAGCGATATGGTCAGAAGCAAAATAACGGCAATCAGAGCAGATAAAAACAATGTGGTCGTGTACTGCATGGACGACGGTTCTGAAATCGCTAAACGATGGAAAGACCGCTCCAGAGCAGAAAGCTGGACGCCTAAAATGAAAGAAAAGGCACGGCAGCGGGCATTACAGGCAAGGAGGAAAAAGGAATGAACAGAACAGCAGCACGGTCGGTCACGGTCATTCCACCGACCATTAACCCACTGACGCATCTTTCTAAGGTGACAATACAGAAACGCCGGGTCGCAGGATACGCCAGAGTGTCTACCGACAGCGATGAGCAGTTCACCAGCTACGAGGCGCAGGTGGATTACTACACGCAATACATCAAACGCAATCCCGAATGGGAGTTTGTAAAGGTATATACCGATGAGGGCATTTCCGGCACGAACACCAAGCATCGCATCGGCTTCAATGAAATGATCGCCGATGCCATGTCCGGCAAAATCGACCTCATCGTCACAAAATCGGTCAGCCGCTTCGCCCGAAACACGGTCGACAGCCTGGTTACCATCCGCAAACTGAAAGAAAAAGGCGTAGAAGTCTACTTCGAAAAAGAGAACATCTACACCTTTGACGGCAAGGGAGAACTGCTGCTCACCATCATGTCGAGCTTGGCACAGGAAGAAAGCCGCTCCATATCCGAGAATGTTACCTGGGGACAGAGAAAACGGTTTGCCGATGGAAAGGTCAACCTCCCATACAAGCAGTTCCTCGGCTATCGCAAAGGAGCGGACGGTTTTCCAGAAGTCGTTCCGGAGGAGGCAATCGTTGTCCACCGGATTTATACTCGATTCATGGAGGGGTTGACGCCGTGGGCCATTGCAAAGGAACTGACAGCAGATGGGATTCCGACTCCATCGAGAAAACAACGCTGGCAGACCAGTACAGTGGAAAGCATCCTTCAAAACGAGAAATACAAGGGTGCTGCACTCCTTCAGAAATGCTTCACAGTCGATTTTCTTACCAAAAAGAAAAAAGTCAATGAGGGCGAAGTGCCGCAGTACTATGTGGAGCACAGCCATGAGCCGATTATTACACCAGAGGAGTTCGACAAGGTGCAGACCGAATTTGAGCGGCGTAAGCGAATCAGTCGCCAATACAGCGGAAAGAGCATTTTTTCCTCCCGCATCGTCTGTGGGGACTGCGGCTCCTACTTTGGCTCGAAAGTCTGGAACTCGACCTCAAAATACCGTAGGGTCATCTGGCAATGCAACGGCAAATTCAAGGGTGAGCACAAATGCGAAACGCCGCATCTGGACGAGGAAACCATTAAAGCGCGGTTCGTGACCGCCCTTAACGCTATCATCGAAAGCAAAGACAACATCCTTGAGGATTGCCGATTGATGCAGGCTACGCTGACGGACTGCACGGGTATTGATAAGGAAATCCAGACCCTGCTTGAGGAGATTGATGTGGTGACCGAACTGACAAAGCGCTGCATTGCCGAAAACTCACAGACTGCGCAGAACCAGGAAGAATACACTGCCCGGTACAACGGTTTCGTGGAACGGTACGAAAAGGCAAAAACACGGGTTGAGGAGCTGCGCAGTATAAAGACCGCACGGCAAGCCCAAGCGGATGCCATTGGCGCATTCATGTTTGAGGTGCAGGAGTTGGACACGCTTTCCGAATTTGACGAAAAGCTCTGGTTGACCACTATTGACACAGTGACCGTTCACGCCGACGGACGAATGACCTTCAAATTCCAGGGTGGCACAGAAATCGAGGGGTAAATTGTTCGCAGAAATCTTTGATATACTTGATTCGAGCCATTCTTAGCACCTTTCTGCTACCTTATTAGTCTTGGACAAACTAATGGTAGCGGTTATTTCAGTTGCTGACAATGGCTCATTTTTATGCTGTTTGGAATGCTTACTTTTGGGGACCTTTTGTGATACTTTCATTTTACTGAAAACAATCTAACGGATGATGACAGACCTCTGTTTGGTTGGTTTTTATGAAAGAAAAAATCAAAAAGAGACGAGATTTGATGTTTTTTATTTAAGACTTCTCATTGACAAGCAGGAAAAAGAATGCTATAATAATGCCGTTATCGATAATGACATTATTATTTAGACGCAGAGGAGTGAAGACATGGCCAATAGGGATCATTCCCTGGATGATGGGATTATTCAGGCTGCTTATTCGGAATTTCTTGCTTACGGCTTTCAGAAAGCCTCTCTGCACAAGATCGCCGAAAAAGCCGGTGTCACCACAGGAGCGATCTACACAAGGTACAAAAATAAAGACGCGTTGTTTGCCAGTCTGCTTCAGGATTTTTTTGAGACGATGCAGGTTTTCTTTACCCCCGTCGCGGAAGAATACGAAAAAGCAAAGT